CCGATCCGGCTGGGTGAATTGCCACGGCTGCTGGCCGTGGTGCGCCCGTTGGTCGAGGAAATCAGCAGCGATCCGGACTGGATGGCGCTGCTGGGACGGCACGGCGATGCCGTGCTGGATTTGCTGGCGATCACCACCCGGCGTGAACGCGCGTGGATCAACGACCTGTCACTGGAGGACGCCGTGCAACTGGCCGCCGCCGTGTTCGAGGTGAACGCGGATTTTTTCGTGGCGCACGTCGTCCCGGCGATTCAGGGCGCAGCCCAGCGACTCGCGCCGACGCTGCGCTCGCTGACGAACTCGGGTGGCAATGTGGGTGGGATGGTGCCGTCGCCCGCCTGATCCGTACCGGGCACCGCCTGGGCGACGTGATGGCCTACACGCTCACGCAGGCGCAAGCCTTTCTGGATGCCGACGGCCAGATCGAACGGCAGCAACTTGCCCAGCTGCTCGGCATTCATGCCGTGGCGTCCCAGGGCGAGAAGCGTGGCATCGAACAACTGCAACGCGATCTGCTCAAGGACTGAAAACGTGCGCCTGTCACTGACCACCACCGGCTTGCTGGACCCGCGCCAGTTGGCGGCGTGGAGCAGCGAGCGGCGTCGCGCCATCCACGCTGCCGTCGCCAAGGGCATGCAGTCCGGCGGACGCGAGGTGCGTGACGCGGCGAGATCCGAGATGCGCAGCGCTTTCACCATCAAGCGCAACAGCTTCATCTCCTCGATGGGAGTGAAGGTTTTCGACAAGAAACCCGAGCAGCTGCCCGCCCTGCTGGTGGGCAGCAAGATTCCTTGGCTCGGTCTGCACGAAAAAGGCGGCACGGTGAGCGGCAATTTGCTGATACCGCTGCTGCCCGGGCGCATCGGCCCCAAGCGTTTCAAGGCGGTCATTGACGGCCTGATGCGCTCGGGCAATGCCTTCTTTATCGAGAAGAACGGACGCGTGCTGCTGATGGCCGAGAACATCAAAGAGAACGCATCGCAGTTGGGCCGCTTCAAGCGCGCCGAGCGCGGTCGAACTGGCGCGAAGCAGATGTCACCGCCGACTGAAAACTGACCCACCGTCGCCGAAGTAAAACTGACCCACCCCGGCGAGGATGGCGGCCTTTTGGAGGTCGCCTGGATGCTGAGCCAGGAGGAGTCGGTGGAGATCAAAGTGTTGGCCCGACAGGGCAAGGGGGTTCGGGAGATCGCCCGGACGTTGGGGGTGTCGCGGAACACGGTTCGGCGCTGTCTGCGAGGCGGCGCGTCGACGTATGGGCCGCGCTCGCGTCGGGCCTGCAAGCTGGATCCGTTCGTGGACTACGTCCGTGAGCGGTTGACGGCCGCACGGCCGGAGGTCATTCCGGCGACGGTGCTGCTGCGCGAATTGCAGGAGCGCGGATACACCGGGGGCATCAGCCAGTTGAAGGTGCTGATGGTGCCGATGCGGAAGGCCGAGGCGGAGCCGGTGGTGCGTTTCGAGACGCCGCCGGGGCGGCAGATGCAGGCCGACTTCACGACGATCCGGCGCGGCCGGGATCGGCTGGTGGCCTTCGTGGCGAGCTTGGGCTACAGCCGGGCGACGTACGTCCAGTTCGGCGACAGCGAAGCGTTCGCGGCCTGGGAGGCGGGACTGGTGGACGCGTTCGACTATTTCGGTGGTGTCCCACAGGAGGTGCTGTTCGACAACGCCAAGCCGGTGCTGCTGGATCGGGACGTGTATGGCCCCGGCCGCCATCGGTGGAACGGATCGATGCTGGCGCTGTCCGAACGTTTCGGCTTCACACCCCGGGTTTGCCGCCCGTATCGGGCCAAGACCAAGGGCAAGGTCGAGCGGTTCAACGGCTACCTGAAGGGCAGTTTCGTGGTGCCGCTGGGTGCCACCCTGCGCTCGGCCGGCTTGTCGCTGGACGTGGCGACTGCCAACCGGGAAGTGCGTCGTTGGCTGGACGACGTGGCCAATCGGCGGATTCACGGCACCACCGGGGCGGTGCCCTTTGATCGCCTTGAGGACGAGCGGCAGCACCTGCTGCCGCTGCCCGAAGGGCACCTGCCGCGGTCGTGGGTGCGCGATACGGTCGCGATGCCGCCGCCGTGGCCGTCGCTGCAGCATCCGTTGTCGATCTATGGCGAACTGATGGAGGCGTGGGTATGAGCCTGCAGCAGGAGAGGATCCATGCGCTATGCGAGCAGCTTCGCTTGCCGGGCATCGCATCGGGATGGTCGGGGCACGCCCAGGCGGCGGCCGCGCAGGACGGCGGCTACGCGGACTTTCTGGAGGCGCTGCTGCGCACGGAGATGGCGGCCCGGCAGGAGCGGACACGCCAGACCCTGCTGAAGCTGGCGACCTTGCCGACGGTGAAGACGATCGAGCAGTTCGACTTCGGTTTCGCCAGCGGCGTGTCCAAGGCACAGGTGATGGATCTGGCGGGCTTGGCCTTTCTGGAGCGGCAGGAGAACGTCGTCCTGCTGGGGCCCAGCGGTGTGGGCAAGACGCATCTGGCCATCGGGCTGGCGATGCGGGCCATCCAGGCCGGCATCAAGACGCGCTTTCTGAGTGCGGCCGACCTGATGATCCAGTTGCGGGCGGCCAACGCGCAGGGCCGCCTGAAGGAGTATTTCAACCGTGCAGTGCTGGGCCCACGCCTGCTGGTCGTTGACGAGCTGGGCTATCTGCCCTTCGGGCGGGAAGAGGCCAGCCTGTTCTTCAACGTGGTGGCCAAGCGCTATGAACGCGGCAGCATGGTGCTGACGAGCAACTTGCCCTTCCCGCAGTGGGCCACCGCCTTGGCCGATGACGCCACGCTGACCGCGGCGTTATTGGACAGGCTGCTGCACCACGCCCACATCGTCCAGATCACGGGGGAGAGCTATCGGTTGAAGGACAAGCGGCGAGCCGGAGCCATCAAGGCACGGGGAGCCGACTGAAGTTCCGGGGTGGGTCAGTTTTACTTCGGCGACAACCACGCAAAGTGGGTCACTTTTCGATCGGCGTTGACAGCAGATCAAGCGTGGCCAGGAGATTCCCATCGCCGTGCTGGTCAAGCGTGTCGATCTCAAACGGCGGCTGAATCTGGTGGGTGGCGTGCAACGTGCGCTGCCTGCCTTGGCGCGAGCGATTCAACAAGAACTGGACAAAACGCCGCGCTGACAGCGTGGCGCTACGCAGACCAGGGGTCCAGCACGGCCAAATCGGGATGCTGAAAATCCTTGAGGTTGCGCGTGATCAACGTCAGCCCATGGGTCAATGCCGTGGCTGCCAGCAGACTGTCGATGGCGGGCAAAGGGCGACCTGCTTGCGCCACCAGGCGGCCCCACCGATCAGCCACCTTGGCGTCGACCGCAAGGATGCGGCCCGCAAAGAACATGGGCAGCTCGGCTTCCAGCCAATCCAGCAGCGCCAGTTTGCGCGGTGCTTGCGGCAGCAAGTCGATGCCTTTGCGCAACTCGCCAAGCGTCAGCACGCTCAGGTACAAGGTGCTGGCGGGGCGCTTGGCAAACCACTGTACGACCCGAGTGTCCGGCTCGCGCCGCCGCAGCTCCGACAGCACATTGGTGTCGATCAGGTAACTCAAAGCGACACCTCGCGGGTGACGCTGGCATCGCGCGTGAGATCGAGGTCATCGCTGCCGTACAGCGGCGAGCGGCGCATGAACTCAACCAGCGACTGCCTCGCGCCGGTCAGCCGTTCGTATTCGGTCTTGGACAGAACGACGGCCACGGCCCTGCCATGCCAGGTGATCTCTTGCGGCCCGGCACTTTCGGTCTCCCGCACGAGTTCGGACAAATGGGCTTTGGCTTCTTGAATTTGCCAAGTGCGCATAGGACTCTCCCAATCTAACCAGTCTGGTCAGATTCTAACGTAAGCCTCAGGGAATACCAAGCCATGTCAGCCAACCGCGCCCAAATCCTGATCCGCGCCGTCGACCAGACCAAGACCGCCTTCGACTCGATCAAGCGGGGGCTGGGCGGCCTGACCGATACGGCCAGGAGCGTCAACGGCGTGCTGGCCAATCTCGGTGGGGCGGTGTCGGTGGCGGGTCTGACCGCGATGGTCAAATCGGCCATCGACACTGGAGACGCGCTGGACGAGATGTCGCAGCGTGTCGGCGTCAGCGTCGAGACCCTGTCGGTGTGGAGACCGGCAGCCCAGCAGTCAGGCGTCTCCGGCGAATCGTTCGAGAAGGGCCTGCGCAAGCTGTCCACCACGATGCTGGAGGCCGCGACCGGGTCGGAGGATGCAGCCCGCAACTTCGCGGCTGTGGGCGTGGAGTTCAAGAACCAGGACGGCACCCTGCGCGCCACCGATCAGGTGCTGCTCGATCTGGCCGAACGCTTCAAGGCCATGCCCGATGGCGCGGAAAAAACCGCGCTGGCCGTGCAACTGTTCGGCAAGTCGGGAGCCGAGCTGATCCCGTTCCTGAACCAGGGGCGCGACGGCATCAACGAGCTAGCCGCTGAGATGCAGGCGCTCGGCGTGCAGATGAGTAGTGAGACTGCGGCGCAGGCGGGCAACTTCAACGATGCGCTCGACAAGCTGAAACTGGCCACCACCAGCATCGGCAAGCAGATCATCGCGTCCTTGCTGCCTGCCCTGAACGATATGGCCGGTGGCATGGTCGAGTCGGCCAAGCAAGGCGGCACGCTGCGCGTGATCCTCGATGGCGTGGTGCTGGTGCTCAAGACCCTGGCCCTCGGTGCCGCCACCGTCGGCAAGGCCTTCGTCGCCTTGGGCGAGGCGATTGGCGGGGGTGTCGCGGCGGCGGTCGAAGCCCTCAAGGGCAATACCGACGGGGCCAAGGCCATCATCGCCGACCTCAAGGGCAATCTGGTCAAACGGCTCGATGAGCTGGCGTCCTTCCGCGACAGCCTGTTCGACCCCAAACCCATCGAGGTCAGGGCACCCAGGATACAGGCTGACCCCGAGTTGCAGCAACGCTTGGCAAGACCCAAGGCCGCCAGGCCCGTGCAGGACACCACGGGCGCGCAGACCGCCTTGATCAAGGCGCAACTGGATGCCGAGTTCACCCTGCTCAAGGACGGTCTGGCCCGGCAACAAACTGCGCTGGATGCTGCGCTCGAAGACCGTCTGGTTTCGGTGCGCGACTACACCACCCAGAAAACCGCCATCGAGCAGCGCGAGATCGACGCCGAGATCGCGCGCAAGCAGCAGGAGCTGGCCCGCAGTCAGCAAGTCGCCACCACGGGCAAGTCGGAGAACGAGCGCCTCAAAGCCAAAGCCGAGGTGGCCAAGGCGGAAGCCGATCTGATCGTGCTCAACAACCGGCGCACAGACATCGAACAGGCCAATGCCCGCAAGGCGGCACAAGCCGAGCGCGAGCTGGCCGATGCCTTGGCGCAAGCGCGTGAGGAACTGGCACAGATCACCGGCACGGCGACGGATGCCGACCGCCAGGCGGCGATTGCGCGCAGCTACCGCGATCTACGGTCGCGACTGGCGGCAGAAAGCGATGCCGACGGCGTGTCGCTCGTTGACCGGCTGATCGATGTGAAAGCTGCGCAGGCCAATCTGGCGGCGCTGGAAGCCCAATGGCGGCAGGTCACCGAGCGTCTGCGCAATGCGCAGGAGGCCATCCAAACCCAGCAGCAAGCTGGGCTGCTGACCGAAACACAGGCGCGTCAGCAGATCGTGGCCTTGCAACAGCAATCAGCCACCGAGATGGAGCGCTTGTTGCCGACCATGCAGCAAGCGGCGCATGCCATCGGGCCGGATGCGGTGATTCGCGTGCAGGCGTGGCGTAACGAGCTGGATCGCACCCGGCTCACGGTCGATGAAATGGCTCCGCTGTGGAACCGCATCGGCGAGAGTTTCGGCGGTGCGCTCAACGGGATGATCACCGGCGCGCAGACATGGCGCAGTGCCTTGGCGAGCATCTTCCAGCAGGTGGCCGATGCCTTCCTGCAGCAGATCGTGATCCAGCCGTTTCAGCAGTGGATTGCCATGCAGGCGCGGATGCTGGCGCTCAAGCTCGGTTTCATCCAGCAGGAGCAGACCGTCGATGCGGCGGCCAGCGCCGCCAAGGTCGCGCAAAAGACCACCGAAACCACCGCCGTGGTGTCGATGGATGCAGCCAAGGCGGGAGCCGGGGCGGCGGCATCGCAGGCCTCGATTCCTATTGTCGGCCCGGGGCTGGCTATTGCCGCAATGGTGGCGATGGTCGCCGCTGTGATGGCGCTCTTGGGTGGCATCAAGAAGTTCGCGGGTGGCGGTCTGGTCTCCGGGCCGGGCAGCGCCACCTCGGACTCGATCCCGGCGCGTCTGTCCGCAGGCGAATACGTGGTGCGTGCCGCCGCCGTGCGCCAGGTCGGCGTGGCCTTCCTCGATTCGCTCAACGGCTTGTCGGCCGGCCCACGTTTCAAGGGTGGCGAACTGGCCTTCGCAGCGGGCGGGCTGGTACCGGAGGTGAAAGTGCCGCCCGCGCAGCCGCAGATGAATCAGGCCGTGCGCATCGTCAACGCGGTCGATCCGGGTGTGACCCACGACCACCTGCAGTCGCCTGCCGGAGAGAAAGTCATCGTCAACATCATCGGGCGCAATGCACGTGCCATCCGTGCGGCGCTGCAAGGCTGAATTTTCAGGGGAAAGTCCAATGGCACTTCTGTTCATCGACGGTTTCGATCACTACGACCCGCAGGCCGTGGACAGCTTTGGCGATCCGTGGCTCGCACGTGGCAAGGCGGCGTATCTGTCACCGCAGGCCACCCGGATCAATGGCCGTCGTCCGTCCTCCTATGCCCTGCGTTTGCCGGAAGGTTCGGGTGGCGGCTATGTCAAGAACCTCGACGCCACCAAGACCAGCCTGATCGTCGGGGCAGCCATTCGCGTGGTACCGTACCAGAACACCTACACCGAGCCACTGCTGCTCGGCGTGCGTGACGCCAACTCGCAGATCGCGCATCTCGTGAAGATCGGCGAGGATGGTCGGCTCAAGCTCTACCGCTGGCAGTACGGCTCTGACCAGTTGATCTCGACCTCGGTCGCCAGTACTCCCGCGCGTGGCTGGCACTACATCGAGTTGCAGGTCACGCAAGGCACCAGCAACGGTGTGCTGTCGGTGCGCATCAACGGCATCCTGGCCATCCAGATGACGGCGCAGAACACCATTCAAGGTGGTGGCCAACTGCTCACGGCATTCGTGGGTGCAGTGCCCGGCCAGAGCTGCCCACTGACCATCGACGTCGACGACTTCTACATCGCCGACACCAGCGGCACGATCAACAACACCTTCCTTGGCGACGTGCGCGTCGATGCCCTGCGTGCACAGGGCAATGGGGGCCTGAATCAGTGGACCGCCAGCCCAGTCGGCACCGCTGCCTGGGCGGCCGTGAGCGACGCGGACGAGACCACGGCGATCCGTGCGCCCAGCGTGGGTCTGCGCCAGTCCTTCGATGTCGAGCCGCTGCCGGTGATGGCCACGCCCGCCATCTACGGCGTCCAGCTCACGATGCTGGCACGCAAGACCGACGCCGGTCTGGGCAAGGTCAAAGGACTCGTGGTCAGTGGTGCGCAAAGCGCCGTCAGCACCGACATCATCCTGCAGGAGCAACTGGCCTGGCAGAGCACGCTGTTCGAGCGTAATCCAAACGGCAACGTGCAATGGACGGAAGCCGCCTTCAATGCCGCTGAATTCGGCGTGGAGTCGGCATGACCGAGCGCGTCGTCGTTCAGAACGTGACGGAAGTCGGAAGTTGGCCTACGCCAGCAAGCGAACTGCCCGCCCTGCAGAGTGAAGTGCTCTCTCGCGCCACCTTCGGGGCGGGTGCAACTCACTTCACGCCGGAAACGGCGGTGGCTCCGCTGCCACCCGGTCTGGCGGCGAGCCTGCTGACTGAATCCCTGGCTGGCCCCTGGCCACCCATCGATGCGCCGATTTTTCTGGTCGAAGTGTTGCGCCGGGACACGGCCTCAAGCGCCATCGTCGCCACCGGTATGGATGCCTTTGGCGACCAGCCTTGGCCGGATGCGCAACGCGGCGTGTTTGCCTTCCGCCACGACTGGGCCGAACCCCTCGTCGAACGGCTGGAGTGGCAGACCAGTGTCACGCGGCTGACCAGTGGCAACGAATCCCGGCAGGCACGCCGCCGCGTTCCCCGGCGCTGGCTCACCTACAAGGTCGGCAACGCTCGCCAGACCGATGCCCTGGTGGCCGACTGGCTGGCCGACCATCTTGGCCAGGTGGCGCTGTGGCCACTGCCGCAATATGCCATGCGCCTCACACAAGATGCTGTTCGCGGCGCACTGGGCTTGCAGGTCTCGGGTGATTGGGGGTTGCATTTCATGCCGACCCTCTCCGGCCTCGAACTCGGCGCGGGGGGGCTTAACTGGAACGGGTTCGACCTCGAATACTGGGTGATCGTCCTCGCGCCGGACGGCTGGCAGACGGCACGGATCAGCGCGATCCAGAACGACTGGCTCTGGCTGGCCGAGCCCCTGGCGCGGCAGGCCTTGGCGGGCAGTCTCGTGATGAACCTGGTTACCGGCTGCGCTTCCGATCCCTGCGATCTCACGCAGTGGGTGCCGGGGGTGGCCAGCGGCAGCGTCACCGCCAAGATTGCCTTCGCCAAACCACCGGAGAACCCGCCAGACGACCCACTGCTCGACGGCCTTCCCGTCTGGCCGGATGGCAACTGGCGTGACGATCCGACGGCCGCAGCGCTTGCCACGATCACCCGCCTGGATTTATCCCCTGCAGATCCGTGGGTGCGCCGGGACGATCCGTGGGCGACCGCCACCTTCCAGCGGCGCTATCTGGCCAGCTCATTCGATGACATCGAACTCTGGCGGGCGCGGTTGTGGCAAACCCAAGGCCGTCTGGAAGCCTTCTGGCTGCCCGATGGCTTGGTTCCGATCTTGTGGGTGACTGCAGAGGCCGATCCCGAGGACGGCTTCCTGCGCGTGGATGGCAAAGACGCCTCCGCGCGAATTTCGGAATTCTGGCATCGTCCCGCCGCCTGCTTGATCGTGCATCCGGACGGCACTCGGCAGTACGCCCTGACGGCGACCTGCCATCTGGATCAGGGCGGCGTGCTGGTGCTGCGCTCCGGCCTCGATGAACGAGTGCCCGAAGGCAGCCGTGTCATTCGCCTCGCTCGCTGCCGCCTCGTCCACGACGCCATCGACCTGTACTGGCACAGCCCCACGTTGGTCGAGATCACGCTGACGGCACGGCAGTTGCCCGAACCGCGTGGCAACGACCGGCAAACGTATGGAGGCTACGCTTCATGAGCAAGCAACCGCTGATGGAAGTCGAGCTCTACGCCTTCGCCAGCAGCAGCGCACAGTTCCATCTGACGCCGCACGAATTCAACGTCGACCTCGATGGCAATTTGTACGCCAGCCTGCCTATCGAGCGCAACGGACTGGCGCTGGGTGCCGAGGCGGCCAAATCGGCGCTGGATCTAAAACTGCCGCCGACCTGCGATCTCGTTCGCCATCTGCTCGCCAACTCCCTGACCGGCGACACCACCTCGATCACCCTGCGCATCGGACGGCGCGATACCTGGGGCGACTACTGGTGGATCTCCGGCACGCGCTGGATGGGCCGGGTGCTGGGCGTCGAAGTCGCCGACGATGTGGCTCGCGTTCGCTGCGAGTCGGCGCAAGTCAGTCTCAAGCGTATCGGGTTGCGGCGGCTCTACAGCCGCAAGTGTTCCCACGTGCTGTATTCGGCTGCCTGTGGTGCCTCACCGATTTCTGCCAGCGCCTTGGTGAGCAACAGCAATGGCCGTAACGTCGATCTCGACGGTGGCACGCCTGGCAGCGTCAGTGGTGGCTTGGCCGGTGGCTGGCTGCAAACCCCGGAAGGTGCGCGCCACATGATCGTCAATGACTACGGTGGCGGCGTCGAGTTGCTCTATCCGGTGGCCATTGAAGTCGGCACCGAGGTGCTGCTGACGGTCGGCTGCGACCACAGCACGGCCACGTGCGAGTCGCGCTTCGGCAACCTCGACAACTACGGCGGCTTTCCCGCCATCCCGAGCAAGAACCCGTTCTCGACCGGCGTGTTCTGAATCCCCGGAGAAATCGCCATGTGGTACCTCGTCGTCATCGTGGTGGCGGCGCTGGTTTCGGTCGCGCTCGCGCCGAAACCACCCGAACCCAAACCGGCGTCCCTGTCTGACGTCGATGCCCCCACCGCAGAAGAAGACCGACCGATTCCCGTCGTGTTCGGCACCGTGCTGCTGCGCGGCGCCAACGTCGTCTGGTACGGCGATCTGGCAGCCGATCCGATCAAGAAGAAAGGTGGCAAGAAATGACCACGCAGACCGTCATCACTATCGATCACGTCCGCGCCGTAGGCCTGTGCGTGAACGGCACGCGCATATGGTTTGCGCGTCACGATCTGGATTTCCGCGCCTTCCTGCGTGAAGGCTGTGACGCCGACACCTTGCTGGCCACCGATGATGCCATGGCGCAGCGCGTGGTCGAGCACGCCCGCAATCGATCTAGCCAGCGGGAGCAAGGCTGATGGGTGGCCGCAGCAAGAAACAAACCGTCGGCTACCGCTACCGGATGGGGCTGCATCTGGCCTTGTGCCAGGGGCCCGTCGATGCCGTGCAGGAAATCCAGATGGGCGACCGTACCGCGTGGGGCGATGCTGACCGCGCACCACTGTCCAGCGGGCACGGGCTGAGCAGCCTCTCGATCAACAAGCCCACGCTGTTTGGCGGCGACGAGCGCGAAGGCGGGGTGGTCGGCACCATCGATGTGCTGTCAGGTCATGCCGGACAAGGACGCAACGACTATCTGATGAGCCGCCTTGGGCCAGCCATCCCAGCCTTCCGGGGCGTGCTGTCCTTGGTGGCACGCAAGATCCTGTTTGCGGCCAACAACCCCTACATCAAACCGTGGGCAGTGCGCGTCCGGCGCTTCACGGCGGGCTGGTTCGATGCGCCGTGGATGGAGTGGAATGCCGAGGTGCGTACCTGGGATGAGGACGAAGGGCGCGAGATCAGCGTCGGCATGAACCCGGCGCACATCCTGGTGCAGTGCCTCACCGATCCGCATTGGGGCATGGGCTATCCGCAGAGCACCATCGGCTGGAGTTTCTGGAACGCAGCGTGGGCCCTGTCAAGCGAGGGCTTCGGCCTCAATCTGATCTGGACGCGCCAGCAGCCCATCGAGAATTTCATCGGTCAGGTGATCGACCACATCGGCGGTATCCTCTACACCGACCCAGAACAAGGCACGTTTGAGCTCAAGCTGCTACGCGACGACTATTGGATCGACAGCCTGCCACAGTTGGGGCCTGACGAAATTGTGCGGCTGGAACGCTTCGAGCGCGCCCAGTGGGGCGAGTTGCCCAACGAGTTAACGGTGGTCTACACCGACTGGCAAACCGGCGGTGATGCTGCCGTCACGGTCGAGAACCTGGCCGCCATCCAGTTGCAGGGCGGCGTGATCAATCAACGCCGCGACTACCCGGGCGTTAACTACGGGCCACTGGCCGCGCGGCTGGCCTTGCGTGACCTGCGCGCCTTGGGTTCGCCGCTGGCGAGGATGAGTCTGACCGTGGCACGCGACACGCTTGAACGTGCGCCGCTGCCGGGTGATGTGTTCCTGCTGAACTGGCCGCGCTTGGGTGTGGATCAGATGGTGGTGCGCGTCACCGGCATCGACACCGGCACCTTGGGCGCGGCCGAGTGGCGCATCGAAGCCATGGAAGATGTGTTCGGCATGAGCAACACCGTGCTCTCGCCGCCGCCACCGCGCGTCGATGAACCGACCCTCTCACCTTTGTCGCCCGCCTTGGTGCTGGCCGTCGAGGTGCCGTATTGGGAACTGGCCCGGCGCTTGTCGCGCGCAGATCTGGCCTACCTGACCGATACGGACACCTATCTCGGTGCGCTGGCGGCCGCCGGTGGCACCGGGCAGTTGAATTGGCAACTGGCCACCGGCGCATCGAGTGGCGACCTCGGAGCCGTTGTGGGCGAGGACTACGCGCCGCTACTGACGCTCGATGTGGCCTTGCCTGCCAGCGAGGTTGATGCCATCGGTGTGCCGGTGATGGCCATCAGCCAGCCGGAGAGACTGGCCATGGGCGACTACGCCTATCTGGTGGATTCAAGTGGGGAGATTGCAGAGGCCGTTGCCATTCTGGCCTTCGATGCTGCCAACGCGACCATCGATCTCGCACGCGGCCTGCTTGACACCACCCCCCAAGCACATGCCTTGGGGACTCGGCTGATCGGCGTCGGCGAATGGCTGGCATCCGAAGGTGCGGAGCACGCCCCGGGCGAGTCGGTGTTCGTGGGCGCGATTCCACGCACGTCGACCGATCAGGGTGATCCTGTGTTGGCCGCCAATGGGCAGCCGATGGTGCTGGCCGGTCGGCAGGCTTTGCCATATCCCCCTGGTCGTATCCGCCTCAATGGCCAGACCGAGCCTGCCGTGGTGGCCGGTGACCTCACCGTCGCGTGGGCGCATCGCGACCGCACTCAGCAGACAGCCTATCTCGTGCAGCAAGACGAAGGCGATATCGGGCCGGAACTGGGCGTGACCTACACGGTGCGCATCCGTAATCGCAACGGCGTTCTGTCGCACACCGAATCTGGTCTGACCGGAAGCACTTTTGTCTGGAGCGCCGCAGCCGCCGCGCCCGAGGCCGGTGCGCTGGGCGACCGGATCACTGTGGCGATCAGTGCCGAACGTGATGACCTAAGCAGCTGGCAACCGCAGGTGCGGGTCATGGATCGGACGGGCTACGGCCTGCGCTGGGGACAGTATTGGGGAGGTGTGTGATGGAGCCGCGCATCGATGTTCATCTGCTCACCCTGAACGAGCCTGCCGAATGGCGGGAGGCCTGCATCGCCAGTCTTGAAGGTGCGCCGATCCAGTTGCACGTTTTGCCCGGCATTCCGGGCCGTATCGGTGAGGCACGCGCGGCAGGCTATGCACAAGGCACGCTGCCGCTGGTGTCCTTTGTCGATCCCGACGATTTGTACGAAGCCAGTGCCTTCACACAGCTGGCCGATGCGCTGGATGCCTGCCCGCAGGCCGTGATGGCCTACACCGACGAAGCACTGACCGACGAAAACGGCCAGGACATTGCCGTGCGGCGTCTGGCCTACAGCCGTTGGCAGCACGCCAACAGCGCCAGCCACGTTCACGGCCTGATCGTGATGCGCCGATCTGCCGTGGAAGCCGTGCTCAAGGAAACCACCGACCTCAACAACTTTGCCGACTGGCTGCTGACCCTGCTGGTGGCCAAACGCGGCGGCGTGCTGTACCTGCCCATCGTCGGGCGTCACTGGCGGCAGCATCCGCAGCAAAGCCACCGCACCGGCGACCCGGAAGCAGTCCGGCACATTCGCCAAGCATCGAACCTCTGGAGATAGACCATGTCATCGACCGACCCGAACCTTGGGCTCAACTACGGCTGGACGCTCGGCGAGAGCGGCTGGGACACCGGCATAGACGCCAACCTCAAGCGCCTCGGCGCTGTGGTCGGCCTGTCCGTGAAAGACCGCGACCTGACCACGCCACCTGCCAGCCCCGCAAACGGCGACCGCTACATCATGCCTGCGGCTGCCACGGGTGTGTGGGCGGGAAAAACCAACCAGATCGCCGTGCGCATCGCCGATGCCTGGGAGTACCACGCGCCCAAGATCGGCTGGCTTTGCTACATCGAGGACGAGGCCA